AACGAGCCGAGGTCAGAAAATGGCGAAAAATAAGGCTTTTCCCAGGATTTTGAGGTAATATAATATAGATTATGCAACAAATATATAATTTCACATTATGAAACATTAGGTACTTAGAGAAAAATGGTCCAAAACGTAATAAATTATTACCCCACCCCCCAAAAAATCGCCCCACGATTAGCAGAAGGTCACAAGGGTAAGCAGCATATTCACACTAATAGGGAGAGATCTGTATATGGATATTGAAAAATATAAAAACCTGGACAAAGAACAACTAAAAGCAATGGTTTTGCTTCGTCAAAAGATAGAACAAGAAGGTGCACGCACCAATTTTATGCGATTTGTCAAAGCAGTATGGCCAGAATTTGTCGAAGGGCCTCATCATTTACGAACATCAGAGAAATTTCAAAAATTTTCGACGGAAAAAGCTTGTCGCCTAATCATTAACATGCCACCTCGACATACAAAATCAGAATTTGCTAGTTATTTGTTTCCGGCATGGATGATGGGTATCAATCCTCGACTAAAAATTATCCAGGCAACGCACACAGGCGAGCTCGCAGTCAGATTCGGAAGAAAAATTCGTAATTTAATGAATTCGAAAGAATATAAGCGTATATTCCCTGGTGTAACTTTAAGAACTGATAACCAAGCAGCTGGTAGATGGGAGACAAATCATGGTGGTGAGTATTTTGCAGCGGGTGTTGGGGGCGCTATTACTGGTCGTGGTGCTGATCTTCTCATTATTGATGATCCCCATTCTGAGCAGGACGCACTTAGCGAAACTGCTATGGATAATGCTTACGAGTGGTACACTAGTGGTCCTCGACAGCGTTTACAACCTGGAGGATCTATTGCTATTGTTATGACGAGGTGGTCTCAAAAAGACCTTACCGCACAATTAGTTAAAAAAATGTCAGATTTAAAAGCTGACAAGTGGGATGTTGTAGAATTCCCAGCTATCTTAGATGATGATGACGAAGAAAAACGAAAACCCATTTGGCCACAGTATTGGAAGCTCGAAGAACTCGACAAAGTAAAAGCATCCCTTGTTCCTAGCAAGTGGAATGCTCAGTGGCAGCAGAATCCTACCTACGATGGTACCAGTATTATTAAACGTGAATGGTGGCGAGTATGGGACAAACCTAATATCCCTGATTGTTATTTTAAAATTCAAACATACGATACTGCATTTTCCAAAAAAGAAACTGCTGACTATTCTGTTATTAGCACCTGGGGAATATTCTATCCAAACGAAGGGAATGAACCTCACATTATTTTGTTAGACGTTGAAAAAGGTCGATGGGATTTTCCTGAACTGAAAAAACAAGCTATGGAAAACCTTAGGTACTGGAACCCTGAACTAGTTATTATTGAAGCGAAAGCAACCGGGATGCCCTTGATACACGAACTAAGACGAGCCGGCATTCACGCCACTTCGTTCTCCCCGAACCGCGGTCAGGACAAGCATGTCCGGGTGAATACAGTCGCCCCTATATTTGAAGCGGGCCACGTTTGGCGATCCGATGATGATTTTGCGATTGAAATGATGGAAGAATGTGCTGCCTTTCCTTTCGGAGAGCATGACGATATGGTTGACGCCATGACCTTAGCTTTGCTAAGATATCGCCAAGGAAACTTGGTTGAATTAGCAGATGACGAAGATATTAACTTACAACCAAGGAGTAAAAGAAAATATGTCTACTATAACGGTTAAAAAAGTAAATCCTGAGGATCGAAGACTGAAACAAAAGTTAACGCCTAAGCAAATGTTGTTCGTGGCGAACTACGTCCAACAGACTTTAACAGGCAAAATTTCAGCGGCCGAGGCGGCCAGGCTCGCAGGCTACGCTCAAAACCGAGCCAGGCAAACAGCACATGAACTATTAAACCCCAAACTTAATCCTTATATTGTCGAAGCGATCAATGAGTTGAAACAAGATTTGTATGAAACATCCGGTGTATCCATGGCTTCTCATTTAACAGCGTTAAAAGAAATGCGAGACGAAGCTAGGGGAGATAAACATTATTCGGCAGCCATCAACGCCGAAGTGGCCAGGGGTCGTGTGGCAGGATTCTATGATCTGAAAAATAAAACAGAGGAAAGTATGGATCAGATGTCCAAAGACGAACTCATTGAGTTGTTGGAAAAATATGATTCACAAGGTATAACTCATGATAGAGGTCTGATCGTGGATGATGACAAGAGGTCCTTGACCAGTGAACCGCGGACCGGGGAGGGTGAATAACCCTTGTATGATACTAAAAAAGATATATTTTAAAAATTATGGTAGACAATATTGATAAGGCTTTAGACCTGGGCGGTAAGCCTGAATTGGAAATTTTAAAAAAAGAAACAGAAGTCGTGATCGACGGACAGCGAGTCCCGGCTCCTGAAGGATTAGAGATTGAAATGGACGAAGAGGGTGGTGCAACACTCGACTTTGATCCCAGAGAAGCTTTACCTGAAATTGAATTTTATTCGAACTTAGCAGAAGTGATTGATGATCGAGATCTAGCTGAGTTGGCTGATGAATTAATGGCAGACTTTGAAAGCGATAAGTCTTCAAGAAAAGAATGGGAAGACTCTTACATTAAAGGTTTAGGGCTGCTCGGTATTAAGTATGAAGAGAGAACTAATCCATTTCGAGGTGCAAGTTCGGCAACTCATCCTTTATTAGCCGAAAGTGCTACACAGTTTCAGGCAACTGCGTTTAAAGAATTATTACCAGCAGGCGGTCCTGTAAGAACAATAATCATGGGAGATGAAACTCCAGAGAAGTATGCAAGAGCTGGACGTGTTCAAGAATTTATGAATTTTCAATTGATGAATAAGATGGAGGATTATACTCCTGAGTATGATCAGATGTTATTCTATTTACCTTTAGCAGGTTCAACATTTAAAAAAGTTTACTACGACGAATTAATGGAGCGACCTGTTTCTAAATTTGTTCCAGCAGAAGATTTGGTTGTCAATTATATGGCCACGGATCTGGATGGTTGCGAGCGTATCTGTCATGTCATTAACATGAGCTACAATGATTTTAGAAAAAAACAAGTTTCAGGATTTTATAAAGACGTTGATATTTTACCTCAAGAAGCAGAAGAGAATGAAGTACAAAAAAGATACGATGAACTACAAGGAACAAAACCTGGATACGCTGATAAAATTGTGAAACTCTATGAGTTTCATACTTCCATCGATTTAAAAGATTTTGAAGACAAAGATGAGTCAGGTGAAATGACAGGAATTAAGATTCCTTACATCGTGACCATTGAAGAAGGATCAAGTCAAGTCGTCGGTATTCGAAGAAACTATGAAAAAGATGATCCAAAGAAAATAAAGAAACAATATTTTGTTCAATACAAGTTTTTGCCAGGTCTAGGTTTTTATGGTTTTGGTTTAATTCATTTAATTGGTGGATTGTCGAGAACAGCTACTGATATTTTAAGACAGTTGTTAGATGCAGGAACTTTATCAAACTTACCTGCAGGATTTAAATCTCGCGGTATTCGTATGAGAGATGATGCTGATCCTTTACAGCCTGGAGAGTTTAGAGATATTGATGCACCGAATGGTGATCTTCGAAATTCCTTTATGCCTCTTCCTTATAAGGAACCTTCTCAAACTTTGTATAGTTTATTAGGCTTTGTTGTCCAGGCCGGTCAGCGTTTCGCTAGCATTGCAGATATGCAAGTAGGTGATGCCAATCAACAAGCTCCTGTGGGAACAACGATTGCTTTATTAGAGCGAGGATCTCGAATTATGTCCGCTATTCATAAGCGTTGTTATTATTCTCAGAAAAAAGAATTTAAATTACTTTACAAAGTATTTGCTGATTATTTACCAGAGACTTATCCCTATGCTGTGGAAGGTGCTGATCGCACTATTAAAGCAGAAGACTTTGATGGTAACTTAGATGTGTTGCCTGTTTCTGATCCTAACATATTCTCTACTGCACAAAGAGTGACTCTAGCTCAAACAGAATTGCAACTAGCTCAAGCCGCTCCTGATCTTCATAATATGAAAGAGGCGTATCGAAGAATGTATGAGGCTTTAGGGGTTAAAGATATTGATCAGATTCTAAGAAAAGATACTCCCGTGGAACCTAAAGATCCCGCAATGGAGCATGCTGATTTACTTGATGGAAATTTAATGAGAGCTTACGAGGGACAAGATCATGATGCTCATATTCAAAATCATTTACT